TCATTGATAACTAAATCTTTACCCATAAGTCCAGTAACAACATCTGCAAACGCAAACAAAACCATTATTGTAAATGCGCCGAAACCAATTATTGATTTCTCGTTGTATTCATTATTGTCTTTAAATATTGCCCACATAATTTTTCTCCTAGAACTCTAATATAGCGTAGTCGTATTGTAATGTTAGATTTATATCAACTACTTCATTAGATGCGTAGTCTAATGTATTAAAGTTTGCTGTCGTAATAAATGCACCTCTTAAATCCCATTGTTCAATTTTTTCTCCATTAGGACTTAAAACATTGAACTTAATATTTTTCTTATATTCAGAAGAGTATCCGTCCACACCTGTTGCTGCTTCGTGATGTTGTCTAATCCACTCATTGACTGCTTGTGCTCCACTTGGTACGATTGGGTCATATAGAGTTATTTCTAATGTTGACCAAGTTGCTTTTCCTTTTACATATCTTTTTGTGTTGATATGGTCAAGAGTTACTGATTCAAACGATACCTGTGGTCTTGCCATTGTTTTGATAAGATATGCAGGAATTCCTTCAATCTCCATAATAAACCTATTTTTCATCTTAGGTTCAAATGGTGTAAAAAATATTTGATTTGGGTCTAAAAATGCCACTTTATTTCTCCTATAAATTAACTCAGTAATAAATATAACAAAACTGAAAAAAGTGTTAGGTAAAAGCAATATCTTTTTTGAAGTTTTTTTGAAGTTTTACTTGACATTGTCATTTTTTGTTTGTATATTATAGTATGATTGATGAAATAATATGTGAAGAATGTGGTGTTGAAACTGGTGGATTTTTTCTTTGTGATGATTGCGAAGAAGAAGTTTACGAAAGAGATAACCACGAAGAAGACGAAGAAAATTAATTAAAAAAATACTTGACTTTTACAAAAAGATTTAGTATATTATAGTATGATTGATAACAATATAAAAGGAAACGAAATGGAAAATATAGAAATTACGACTGATACCGAAGGTATTTATATGAGAGATTACCAAGATACTCTTGTTCCAAGATGTTTTGGTTTTGACAATAGGACATTTACAATGAATGTCTATCAATATGCACACAATCCTATGGAATTGTATGAAGCTAATCAGAATCAACCAAGATTAAATCTTGAAAATTATGACAACACCACTCCTGGTGAAGTAGCTCTTTACAAAGGTATTCCTATGAGATTTAGATTTAATCCAGTTATTAGAGAAATGATGATGACTGGTAATTATAGAATTAGGTATCGTGGAACGAGTAAGCCACAATATGGATATTTTAGAAGTCAATACAATTGTTTGGCAGAATATGCAGATACCTTTGCGATTTATCCAAAATAGGTGTTAATATCGTAATCGTAAGAACCTATTTGTTTCCTTGAACAAAAAACCCCCGAAATCTCGGGGGTTTTTCTTATAGGTTGCGTTCCTATTAATCTTGGAATGCTGCTCCTGTTGGTTGAACTACAAAGTCCAATACGATGAATTCAGCAGTTCTTGTAGGTTGGATAAATATCTGTCCTACTAACTGATTTCTATCAACAACATCTGGTGTGTTGTTTGAATCGTCCATTACTACTCTGAAAGCAGATAGACCTGAATTTGCTTGAACTTGGTCTAAGTATGGATTCACTATGTTTAGGAATCTATTTCTTAGAGCTGATGTGTTTTGTTCAAACACCAAGAATCTTGAAGATGATGCGATAAACTTTCTTAAGTTAATCAACAATCTTCTTACATTGATTCTATCTAATGCACTTGGTTTACCTTGAAGTGTTTTCTGACCAAACACGACTACACCTTGACCTGGGAAAGTTGCGATTGGATTAATACGATTTTCGTATAAATCATCTCTTTCCAAGTTGGTTAGTCTTGTTCTTGCTTCTAATACTTCTGTTAAACCACCACGATTTAGACCTGCTGGTGCAAACCACTCTTGTCCAATTCTATCATTGTTTGCGTAAACACCTGGTAGAACTACTGAAGGTGGAACCCAAGTTGGTTTATTCTTCACTTCATCAAGAACTTTAACCCAAGGATAATATGTTCCAACATAATTTGAGTCTAATGTTTGAACATCATTAATCGCAGTTTGAATAGAAGCTGAATAATGAGAGCCGTCCATAATAAAGAATGCGTCTGCTCTATCTTCAATCTTATCTATCGCGTGGTTTGTTACTGATGAATGAATTGAGTGAATAACACCTGGTAATGCCATTAGGTTAATATCGTATTCATCTGGATTTGATACTGTGTTAATTGCTCGTTTATAAGCAACTGAACCACTTTTTAGTGCTCCACTTAAATCAAATCCTTGTGTGTTATCTCCAACAATATCTGTTCCAGATTTTCTTTCTGTTGCTGGATTAAACCCGTCAAATCCGTCTTGGAAAGGAACTGCAAATTTTCTTTGACCTAATGCTGAATTAGTTAAAGAAATAAATGTAGTGCCATCTGCAAATGTACTACCTAATACTGATGCGTCCGCACTTCCTGACATATTTTCTAAACTCATTGACATATTACTACCTGTTCCCACACTAGTTGGTAGTGGTTTCAAGTATGCTTGACTATCTTTACTATTGAAATCTAATCCATAGTAAACATTTGAGTCAAATGAATTACGACTATTTAACTGGTTTACTTTAAATGAAGCAGTTGGGAATGTAGCTGCTACCGTACTACCACTTGGTGTGCCTAATGCAACAACGTGTGGTAATGATACTGCTCCAAATCCCATAGGAACTAGTTCACTTGAAATATTTGGTAGATTACCAATATCTGCTACTCTAATGTATTTAGAGTTATTTGGATAATCTCCATTTGTTGTTAATTTACCATTTGAATCTACTGTGATAAATCTATCACCGATAACTCTTGGTAAGTAGTTTGTGGATTCTTCATCAAAATTAAGATTTGAGAAGTTCTCCAATACGGTTCCGTCATCATTTTGACCTGGATTATTTACAATCACTTGTAAACTAAATGAACCATAATCACTACCTGGTACATCTGCTGCTCTCTTAATATCAGAAATACCAATTCTATATTTAGAATTTTGGTTTGTTCCGTGAGCTAATGTTTTTACGGTAAATAGATTTGTTCTTGCTCCATTTACTAATTGTGATTGAATTGATGGTGTTGATGCCACCTTAAAGTCAAATGAGAAGTCTTCCTCTGAACCGGTAGCGAACGTGATAACATCTGTGCCCCCTACTTGATTTTGCATGTTTTGGAAGTTTGAATATACATATACTGGTTGGTTATTATCTTGTGGGTTCTCACTAAATACTTTTCCAATGTAGTTTGCTGAACTTGTAGAGAATGATAAGTTAAAACTCTCTTTAGTTCCGTCATTGTTTGTATCTAATTCAAGTGTAAATGCACTTGCTGAGTTAGCACTACTATTAATAGAACCACTTGTTGGTCCACCAATAAATGCAGATGCTCCAGCACCTCTTGAAGGTTTTAATGTAGCTAATACTTTTACTCCCCTTTTTGAAGCTTCTGAACCACTTGCGATAAGAACAAATGTATCATTTTTATATCCACCTAATCCTAAAACACGAACGATTGTTAGTGTTCCTGCGTTGCGAAGATATTGTTTCGCAGCAAAAGGAACATAAAAGTCTCCGTTTTCTTTACCAAATGTTTCCTCGAACTCACCAAAATTTCTTACGATAGTTGGAACAAATGCTGGACCCATATCTGTTGGTCCGATTAAAGCTGCTCCAATCTCACCGATTCCTTGTGGTAAGAATGATAAATCTTTTTCTCTAGTAAATACACCGGGACTGACTATTCTTTCAGCCATTATGTTTCTCCTAATAGGTTATTTCGTTAAGTATAAATATCATTTTGAAATCTCAAAATGTATCCAATACCCAATTTATTTTACTGGTGTAAAAACACCACTATTGATATCTAAATTACCTTGACCATATTTTTCAGTCAAAGAATTAATCAAATCTTTTTCAGCTATTGTTAGTTGTTCGTATTGTGTTTCCAAACGAATTTTATCGCCCTCGATAGCTTCTAATCTTTTCTCAGCTTGCATTCTTGATACTTCTAACATACCTAATGCATTTGTAACTGAGTTATAATTGTTTCTTAGTTCTTCAATTGAATTTAATTCATCTTTGGTAAATTTAATATCTTTTGATTTTTTAGCCATTATAACTCCTGTTTGGTTTGATAATAAATATAAAGTTATTTGTTCAAACAATCACATTTTTCTTTGATATCATCAACTTCTTTCTTTAATTCTTTGATTGATTCAATTAATAATGGAACGATTTTTTCATACTTAACACCAAGATATCCATTACTTCTTTCTGCTACTACTTCTGGTAATAC